TGCCGGACAGCTGATGGTTCTTGGCAAATAGTGCAACGATAATGGAATATAGAATGATAAATCCTGAGACGGGAAACGCAGAAGATGTTTCCTGTACTGTTGCCGATATGGAAGTGCTTAAACAAACAGGTTGGCTTATGGTATTTACGCCGAATGTCAACAGTATTATTAGTGGTAGAGATACATCTGGCCAGGGGGGTGGTCATGGTACATCTGATGGTTGGAAAGATGTATTAAGAGAGATTAAAAAGAAAAATCGTGGAAGTACTATAGATGTCTAAGGTACTTCTAAAATAAATAGTTCATCAATGTTAAATGGAGGACTATTCTTTGAGTAGGCATAAAAAATTGTATATCACATCCCAAAATTTAGTAGCAATAGAACCTGTTGGTGCTGCTCAGCAAAAGGCCTTTGCGGCCTATGGTGAAGATAAGAATTTATTTTTAACTGGGTCTGCCGGTACTGGTAAAACATTTATTCTACTTCACTTGGCCTTCAAGGAAGTATTAGACAAAGGCACACCATACGATAAGGTTGTTATAGTAAGATCATTATTACCATCTAGAGATATTGGTTTTCTACCAGGCACACTAGATGAGAAGGCAAACCTATATCAAGACCCTTATAGGATTTTAGTTAGGTATCTTTTTGAGATGCCAAACGAACAAGAATTTATACAGCTTTATGATAAACTAGTCGGGCAGGGTAGTTTAGAATTTTATTCAACATCTTTTCTACGAGGTCAAACATTTGATAGGTCTATCATCATAGTAGATGAAGCATCCAATTTATTGTTCCAAGAATTAGATACCATTATGACCCGTGTTGGACAGAACAGTAAGATTATGTTCGCCGGAGATATGGCACAATCTGATCTTAGGAGAAATAATGGAGAGCAAGATGGCTATCATAATTTTCAAGCTATCCTAGAAGGTATGGATGAATTTGAAGTGATAGAGTTTGGTATCGGAGATATCATTCGTAGTGGTTTAGTAAGATCCTATTTAATTGCCAAAACAAATATGGGAATTAAATCTGATAGTGCTTGACTTTAATTTCTAGCTAGAGTATAATTATATTATGAATACAGAAAATTTTGAATTTCCGGAACTGGTAGTACATACCCATGAAGGTATGCGTTTCTATGAAGCGCCTGATGGTTTAAAGTATCCTTCTATCACTACGGTACTTGGTAAACAACCAGGCAAACAGAAAGGCCTACAAGAATGGCGTAAACGTATCGGTGAAGAACAGGCTCGTATTGTGTCGGGTAAAGCTGCTCGCCGTGGTACTGCCTTTCATAATATATGTGAAGATTATTTGAATGGGGTAGAAGATATAACACACCATAAAGATAAGAACTTTCTTGCATATTGTATGTTTGGTGAAATGAAATCACATCTTGACGAGAAGATCAATAAGGTAGTACTTCAGGAACAGACTATGTATTCACCAAAGTATAAGGTGGCAGGACGTTGTGACTTTATTGGTGTATACAATAATACTCTGGCGGTGGTAGATTTCAAAACTACTACAACACCAAAAAAGGAAGAGTGGATTGAAGATTATTTTATTCAGTGTACAGCCTATGCATCAATGTATGAAGAACATACAGGCATAAGTATTGATGACATTGTTATTATGATGGTGGCCGAAGATGGTCAGGTACAGATATTTGAAAAACAAACTAAAGATTATGTAGAGAAACTTGAGACTATGATGGATCAATTCTACGAGAATCTAGATGTACGATTGTGATGCGTATGTACAATATCCAAACCATCATAAATGGTTTAACAAATTATGGTTGGCAGAACAACTAGGTTATGTCTGCGGTCCTGTTGGTGTTAGTGTACCAAAGGCAGCTTATTATATAGTCAGACCAATTTATAATGTCTCAGGTATGGGTATTGGTGCAAATAGAAGATGGCTTGTACCGGAGAACGATGTAATTATACCAGGACATTTTTGGTGTGAAGAATTTAAGGGAATACAATTTACATTTGATTTGAAATTTAATTGGGCAGGCCCACCTTTTTGGAAAGTAATAAGAGGATACCGTTGTGAGAAATATAACCTCCAACAGTTTTTTCGTTTTATTAAAGAGCCTTTGTATGATGAGATTACATTACCCCATTTTTTCCACGACCTTAGTGAAATAGATATTATCAATATTGAAATGATTGGTGATAAAATTATTGAAGTTCATTTAAGGTCTAATCCAGATCCAGAATATGATGAGTTGATTCCAGTTTGGAAAGATAAGAGTATAGACAAAGAGTTTTATTTTGAACAAGGATACCAATGGGTAGATTCTTATGATGATGCAGATGGTCATTTGAAGATTCCTCGCTTGGGTTTCTTGGTCAGATAAATATAAGTGTGATCAAAAACACACGATTGTAGTTTTTTTACAACTAAGGAGAAATCAATGAAAAAAACTTTAGTAGCGTTGTTATGTATGGCACCATTAAGTGCTATGGCAATTTCAACGTCTTGGGAACATGATCTTACAGTAAGTACAGGTAAGACAGCAGTAACATTTGATCAAGACGGGAATAAACTTACCGCCAGCCATAATGGATTGTCATTTTCCACAAGTGATACAGTTGATGTTGGTATTTCTTATTCTACATCATTGCTCGGAGCTCTGAGTGGCACGGTTTCTTTAGACCACCAGGCCGATAATGATAATATTGTTGGTATCGAAACATCTTTTAGTCATTGGGGTGCAACATTTACACCATCACTTGATTGGAATGTTAATGATTCAGATTTTGATTCGACAGTGAAAGTGGGTTATGGTATTTTTGGTTTAGATAGTTATTACTCAGTAGACTATGATGTTTCTGATACAGAACTTTCAGGCTCCGAAGTGGGTGTTGGTTATAGCTGGCAGGTTTCCGAAGGCTTTACCTTAACACCTAATCTGGTTATTCCTTACGACTCAGATTGGGACCGAGGTGATTTAACAGCTGGTATTTCTTTAAATATTAGTTTTGGGGGTTCCTCAACTGAATAAATAATCCGTGAAAGAAACTGATGACGGTACGAAAGTAGGCGTTTCGGACGTGGGTTCGATACCCACCACCTCCACCAAAACTTGGGCAGATAAGCCAGAACGGTTAGGACATAATCTCGTAGGACGTAATGTTCATGGGGTTTTAGATAAACGACCTGATTGGTATTACACACCCGAAGAATGGAGTAGAAGTATTGGATGGGGTACAGTCCCTGATGAGCGTAATAGTATATTGCGGAAAGAACATGGGGGTGAACTGGATTCGACGGGGCGAATCGAAATCGTGCAAGAGGATTCTGACACATAATATAAACGCCAACGATGACGTTTACTTTGAGGACTATGCGCTAGCAGCGTGATATCTCATGGGGTATGAGCTCCACCTTATAATCAAACGGGCTCATTTTAAAAATTATGAATATCGAAAGAACGTGGTCCCTGCCTAACGAGAGCCACACACCGATATCGCCGAAGGCGGGATAAGCGTATCACCTTTTATATTATGACAAAACTATGAATACTGATTATCAAATGTGGCCTGAGTACTTTAGTCAAGATCAGATTAAAGAAATCAATGATTGTATCGAAAATAATTATGATGTAATTGAACCTTCCGAACATGGGGCTGTATATGGAGAACAGCCTAAAAAAAATAATATAAATGTTAAAATAATTTTATATAAAAGAGTAAAGCATTTACTTTCAGATTTAATGGATGATGTTTATACAACAGCTGCTAGAGATGCTGGTTATATAACATGGGGTCCATATAATAAAGAATCTTTAAATTTTAATACTTATACTGCGGAGAAAAAAAGTCATTATGATTGGCACGTAGATAGTTCTGGTTCTCCTATGTTTGATGTTAAATTTACAGTGTTAGTTAATCTTTCAATGGATTCTTATGAGGGTGGTCAGTTTCAAGTATTTGATGGATTGGAAAGACAGATTGACGAATTTTCTAAACCGGGCACTGTTTTTATGTTGAAGCCACATATTTGTCATAGAGTATTGCCTATAGTTTCGGGTGAAAGAAAATCTTTGACAATATGGATTAAAGGTCCTAAATTTCAATGACAAAAATAAAACTTGATACTTTTTATTTGAGAGAACCTTTTCCCGAATTACATCAGCATAAAGATCACTTATTAGATTTGATAAATGAAGCTAAGTGTGTGAGAAATGCACCGATGGAAGGTATGAGTGATATGATGCCCCATCAAGCTAAGATTTCTCCTATTAATAGAGTAGATTGGGAATATTCAACTGACTATAAAGATAGACCTTGGGTAAACTTTGTTTTGGACTTAATGTTAAAGAAACTTAATAGTATGTTAGAAGAAAATTTAGGTTTAGCAGGTGTTAAGTTTACAGATTTATGGTTTCAACAATATATAGAAAACGATTTCCATAATTGGCATATACATGACTGCAATTTTACAGGTGTTTACTATGTCGAAATGACAGAGGAAGAAAACAATAAGACAGAATTATTGACCGGCGATGGAAAAATTACACCAGAAGTAGACGAAGGAGATATTTGTATATTTCCAGCTTTTATTATACATAGATGTCCACCAATAGAATCAACTAATAGAAAGACAATCATATCTTATAATTTTGATATTCAACAAATAACAGAACCTAAATTTCAATACGCAGAAGGCCTATGACACCAACACCAGCACCAACACCTACAAAAATAACACCTAAAAGATTCTCTATAATCATAGAGGAACTTGTCCGCACAAAAAGATTAACACATTTTGAAGCAGTGATGTATTATTGTGAACAAAATGATCTTGAGGCTCATACTATCACCAAATGGATTGATAAAAGTATGAGAGAAAAGATCCAATACAATGCAGAAGAATTAAACTACCTACCAAAAACGAGTTCGTTGTTTTGAGTTTGATGACAGACTACGAGGCATATCAAAACTATCTTGCTATGAAACTCCATTTTGGAGGTGATTATGATTTTCATAAGTACAATGGTAAGGTTAGTGCTACTTTAGAATCTTTTGAAAAACGAAAAGACAAATACAAGTTTGTTCGTTTATCAAAAAAATTATCAGATCCTCAAATACTAGATTTTTATCTGGCTAATTTTATTCGTGGTAAAGAATGGATTGGAGACTTTGACCAGAAGAATTGGATGGCACACAAAAAGATAGTTCAGAGCTTACAATATTTTTATGAAAATGATTTGGAAAAACTATTGACAACATCTGATAATTTTGATATACTATTTAAATGTAAAGACGGAAATCATCCTAAATTAATCAAGGCATATCTTGGTAAGAAAATTACTTTAGAAACTTTAGTTATTCTTGAAAAGGTTTTGCAATATAGAGAAGTATTTGATAAAGATATAACTGAGAAATTTATTTGGCCAAAGGTGAGTAAATTAATAGGTAAGTATGAACCGTTTATGCAAGTATCCGCAAGAAAGTATAGAATGATAACATTAAATAAAGTACAGGAGTGTTTCTAATGACAGATACAGCTGCACCAAAGGAGTCTTACATTGATGAGGCGAAGCGTAGGATTGCACATCTTTCCTATAAGTTAGAACAGGCAGAAGGCCGTGTTCGTAAATTGGAGTTCGATAATGCAGAACTTCAACGGTGGGCAAACGAAGTTTGTCTGAAAAAACTCCAAGAGTTGTCTGATGAGTTAT